CACTGGTACCCTACCAATTCCGCAGCGGCGAATGCCTACTGCCGTAAGGATAGGACAGCTACCGGTGATTTCTGGCAATCATCGGAGACAGAACCAGATTGGAGCGAGATAAATAAAGGAAAACCTAAGAAGAAACCTATTTTAACCCAAAAGATTACTTATGATATGCTTAGAGATAATCAAAAGATGATTGCTGACAAGTATTCTAAATCGTGTGACCAATTTAGTCGTCTAATTGACTGGTACTTTGAAGTACACGGCAATTGGGGCAAAACTTTTTTAGTAAAATATTTAATAGATTGTTGCGATGCCATAATGCTTAGTGGAGCTAGTAAGGATGCTATTAACGGAATATTTTCATATATATCAGAAAACGAAAGGGTACCCCCTATTGTTATCTTTGATATTCCTAGATGTGCCGAAGGACACGTGTCTTACAACGCTATCGAACAAATAAAAAATGGTTGTATTTTTAACTCCAAATATGAAACGGGTATGCTCCGTTTCGACACTCCACATATTATTATATTTTCAAATGAAGAACCGGTTTATAGTAAATTATCTAGGGATCGGTGGAACGTAGTAGAATTAGAACACGAGATTAAGACCGTATGATCAGGACGTGGGACCCGGAATGACCCCCCTACACGCCTACTCGCCTTTGGCTCCCAGGCAGGGTGGGTCGTCCACCCACCCTCACCCCTACGGGGATTTCGGGTAAGATAAATTTATATTAATTATAAAATTAATATGAATATATTTATGATTTTTCTAAGCATTTTGATAGGTTAGTACAGAATTCATTTCCACCTTAGCGCGTATCGTAGTAGCACGGTCAGGTTTAGAGTTATCTATATTGAATACACCCATCGCACAGTATACACGAGCATTAGTAGGTTGCGTAGCACCATCGTCAAATATCAGCTTAGCTGGTAATTTAATTCTTTGAGAAGCCATAACCATAGGTGTATAGCCGTTTATGCTATTTAGTGTTTCGGTTGTTAGTGTAGTACCAAACAACCCAATTTCTTGCGAGGGGTACATCTTATACTTTTTAAATGAATGTATGGTGTATAGTTCCTTATTAAATGGTAGTAAGAAATCATTGATGTTATCGAAGGAAAAGTTTGTTGCGCCAAAATCTTTTATAGTATTATTAATGTTAGACGTTCTGCTGTCTTTACGACTGTAAAATACGACAGCAACGTAGAATGGCATTCCACTTTGTTTATTTAATGGTACATCAACGCCAGCGTCGATTGGTGTGGCATTAATAGAGTATCTTACGACTAAGGACTTTGGTTTGACATAATTACCGACACGTTTGTCCTCATCGTTGCCGACCGGAATAGTAGGTATAACACTAGCTGTAGTAATACCGTAATTAGCAGTTTGACTGTCAATACCATAGCCTCTGATATATCCTGTATTAGAACCACCCATAGTGGTCAGGATTGTAGCAACGTCTTGCTTGTCTTGAATTTCTCTATCGATTGCTCTTTTTACATAATTCTTGACTTTGAGTGGCACCTTGCCAGTCTTCGTCTTTTTAGAAGCCTTGTGCTTTTTCCAAGCAGCGCGTTTATCTTTCATCGTTCCCTTTGCCATTTCTTTTCTATTAGTACCTTAGAAAAAAAATAAAAGGACTTAAGAATAATTTTCTTATATAATATAAATGGAGATTGGAGATTATGTGGAGATCAAGGGAGGGGTAAGTAATACTGATAAGGTTTTTACCCCCCCTTTAGAGTTTGACACTAGATTACAGTTTATGTATTGGGGTTTTACACTCAATAACTATCTAGCTGGAGATGGAGATCAGCTAGAACAGAAACTGTTGCCTATATGTCGTTATTTTAGATTCCAAGCAGAAGAAGGTGGTAAAAATGGTGTACCACATCTACAAGGGGTTATCGCTCTTTGGCCAAAGAAGAGACTTAGACTAAAACAACTTAAGGATATCTTACATAATAAAGCTCACTGGTACCCTACCAATTCCGCAGCGGCGAATGCCTACT